GGTAGTACCTAAATTTATTCCAGCCATCGCTGCAAATTTACCAAGTTTTCCAAGATTTTTAGCACCAGCTATTGCTGCACCACCTGGTACTGGAGCGGCAACCGAACCAGCGATATCTCCAGCCATGTATGCATATGGATTTCTTTCTTCAGCAGCTTTATTAGCAGCAATTGCCTTTTCTAATTCCGCTTCATAAGGTGTTCCATTAAATTTTGATCTAAGAAATGCTATTAAGTTTTCACTAGTTCCAAAACTAGCACCATGAACTGCCCCTCTAGCAAAATCACCAGCATCTTGACCAAAATCTTGAAATGAATATTCATCTAATGCTTGTTCATATCCAAAACTTTCAATTAATTCTTTTGAACTAAACTGTTTCATTATTTCCCCTTTGGTACACAATTAGGAACGGTTTTTTTACCTTTCTTCTTCATACCAACCTGTTTATAATCTTTCCAACATGATTCATTAGTTGGTTCTGGTAATAGTTTTTGTTCACCAACAATTGCATCATAGTGATCCATTGTTAAAGTATCACCTTCTTCACTAAATTGAATTAGTTTCTCAGTGACATTATGTAAATCCATATCAGTTTTTGCATCTTCACGAGAATATTCTAATAAACGAATTAGTAATGGAATATCCATTTTTACTACATCTTTAGGATTTTCCATTTCTTCCATTGGTGTATTATCTTGTAAGCCTGGACCAACTCCACCAGTGAATCCTGGTGTATGACCTGGTACCGCTGATTCTTTCATTTGAACACGTTCTGCAATGATCTTAGCATATTGATTAATCAATTGTCGCTTTTCAACTTTTTCTTGTTGAAAAGCTTCTTCTGCTTCAGCAAAATATTGTTTTAATAATGAAGGTTGCTTTTCTTCTTTTACAACTGGTTCTGAATAGTGTTGCATAGCCATTTGAACTGGGAGGCTAACCTTGTGTGGATTAGCCCCTTCATTAATAATACCCATGAATTTTTTCATGTCATTTGAACCTTCTACTGGTTTAGCGGCAGTACCATCTAGTGCCTGTAGAATTTTTCTCATATCCATTACTTTAATCCGCTCAACATTTTGATAGCAGCTAACTCAGTTGATTCATTAATAGATTCTTTAGTTGCTTTTTCTGCTTTGTTTAATGCCCGTTCTTTTCTTGCTTTGGCTTGTTGCCACTCTTGACCAGCTTTCTTAATCCCTGCATTATCACCGGCTTCATCAGCTGCATCCGTTGCTGTTTCAGCATCTTTCATTTTATTAGTTTGGCGATGTGCAACACCTTTATAACCTTTTTCAGAAAATGGACTTTTCTTTTCCCAAGGTTTTAGATCTAATTCATCTAATTGTTGATCTTCTGCATAAACGCCTTCCCCAAATGCCATTTCAACGCCTTCTTTGATATTTTTCCACATTGCAGCTGCAGCAATTCGTTTACCTTTTGCACCACCACCCGCTTTTTTAGCTACTTTATCAAAGTTTTTACCAGGTTTACCAATATCTTTACCGGCTTTTGCATCTTTAGCAATTTTAGATTTTTTAGCTTTAGATAATCCAGCACTCGGTTTAGATTCTTCCATTTTATCAACTGCGGTAGAAATACCACGTGTACGGTTTACTACTTTACGGCCTAACTCTGCTTGCTTTTTAGATGAATCGGTTTTAGCTAATTTAGTTGATTTATCAACTAAATCCTGTGATGCAGCTTTTGTATATGATTTCAAGGTGCTTTTATCCAATTCATCAAGTTGTTTTTCTTTTCCTTTTTTAGCAGTGCTTTTTTTATAAGCAGCTTTTGCATCATCTTCCTCATCTGCTGGGTCGAAACCTGGGTCATCATTGTCATAATGTTTTACACGTGGTCTACTATGAAATGAATCTTCATAGTCCCAATCTGAATCATAAGAATGTCGAGATTCGCCAAGTTGTTTGGCAGATGTTTTACCTTCTGATAATTTTTGAGCTTGTGCAATTTTAAGAGAGCGAACCATTGTTCTGGCTTCATTCAATTTATTTTGAATGATTGCTTTTTGACTTTCAGTATACATGTCGCTGCTTTCTAATTTAGCACCATATTCACTAATTTTCATTTCATATTCTAAGTAGTGATAAACTGAGGCAATATAATCAGCAGCTTTGGTAATTTTGGCTTGTACCCACGCTTCTAATTGTTGATTATCTTCAATTTTTTTGAATAATTTGTAGCTGTAATTTGATAATTTAAACAAATCAGCCTTAGCCATTGCACCTTCTTGATCAACCTCACCATTTGGTAATGTTCCTTGAGTAGCCACAGGGCTTGCATTATGCATTTCAGCACCAGGTAATTGGAATTCATCCAATTGTGTTTGCTGAGTAGATTTTGATTCCGGTTTCATATTTAACTCCAATATCTTGTATTTATCTTCTTTTGATGCTTCCGCCTGTCATTAAGTTAGCATTTTGATCTAACGCATTAACTACAGTGCCATCTTTATTCTTTTTTTGGTTAGGACCTTTATTTTGATATACAGCACCAACACCTACATTTGCTGCACTTGTTGCACCAGCGGTTGCAGTTTCTTTGATTATTTCATATATTTTCATCAGTTATTCCTTCGTCTTGTTTCTATTATTTTTTGTTTTGTCTCAGTTGAATGAGTTTTACCAAAAAACGGATTTTGATCCCCAGTAAACCGACCTTTCAATGATTCTGAAATTTTACGTCTATGTTCTTCTGATTTTGGACATTTTCTACCTTGCAACGACTCACTTATTTTTTTCTTGGTTGCGTCTGATAATTTTTTGCCAATATTCGCATTTGATAGCTTCATTTTCGTATCTTCAGATCTGCATCCTTTATTTTTTATTGCTTGTCTAATCTTTTCCTTGGTTTCTTCGGAATGTGTCCTTCCAAGCATTGTTCCAGGTTTTCCTTTTAACGCAGTTGATAATTTTTTCCTAGTATCAGCAGTCACTTCACCACGATAATGGCCTTTCACGCTGCCGTTTATACCATCTTCAATCATTAGATTTGCCCATTCTTTGGATTCTACTATATTATGACTTACTGAAAAAGCAATTGCTTCTTCTTGTATAACATGTTTGTCTTCATACAGGTGGCACCACACTGTAGTAACATCGTTTCCATACATTTTTAAATGCCGAGTCCACCATTTACCAGACCCTTTGTATTTTATCGGGTCTTTACTGGTAGTTCTTCCAAAATATTTTAATCCTGTTATATTATGTTTTTTAATATATAACCAAGTTGGTATAAAATCGTCTTTTACTGAATTATTATAAATATTCATGTTGATATCTCCGTATAGATGTTAAAGCAGATAGATATTACAGTATCGTGATCTGCATCTCTATTTAGTAAAAAAATGTTCAAACCATTCATCGGTCCCAGGTTTTATTCCTTGTTCTCTTGCAATTCTTCCTTTATCACTGCCAACAATCACAGGTTTTTGTGAATTAATGTAGTTAGCAAGTGCGTGTTCGCTACCTAATCCACCCATCATTGCTACTTTTTTAAGTTCATGAATTGGATCATCTGGTGCTAAGTAGCAATCATCTTCACTCGGTGGACATAGATCAGCTGTTGTAATTCTAATCTGCCTCATTAAATACCATACTTATTTCGTTTGGCAGGTGAAATTGCACTGAGTTTATTGACATCAGGTTTTTCTGCACTTTTATTAGATGTAAGATTTTTCAAATGGCCAACATCAGCTTGTTGAGCTGCATATTGCACCATTTTTCGTTCTTCATCGGTATATGCAGTAATTAATGGATCTCCACCAATATCATTTACTGCTTTAGTTGGATATTCTGGTGCGCCAGCGAGTGCTATTCCAAATCTCCAGCTTTTGTAAGCATCACCAGCATTGTTATTTGCGTCTGGGGTTGTAATGGCACCTTTAATACTAGCTTTTGCTGCATCCCCAAGTGGATGAGTGCCACCTTCTGTTAATGTATTATACATGTCAAATAATGCTTCTTCCAAGTGAAATGCATCAAGATTTTTTTGAGGAGTTTTTTTATTGACATCTTTAGTACTGTTTTGGTTAGTTATAATACCAACCCCAGCACATTCTTCAACATCGACATCTTCATTCCTTGTCCGACCCTTGAAATTTCTACCACGAGATTTCAAATGATTCCATGGATTATCACCTTGTCCTCGACCACTTCTTTTTCCAACATTATGCCTTGAAAACATTTTTAATTCTTCATCGGTCATTTGGTCTGGTTCACCACATTCTGCTTTAACTTTATTATGTTTATATGGGCGTAAATCATCAATGGTAGTTACAATGTGTTGTAGAGATGGTTCTTTAATGATTACCCCAACATCTTCACGGTGTTTTATATACGCAATTTTACCAACACCTTGATAATGTTTAACTAAAACCAGATCACCCACTGCGTATCTCGGAACTTGTGGGTATCCACCACCACCAAAGTCTCCTTCGTTTAATATTTCGCCATTATTCTTAAGAATGTCATATAAATTTTCTAGTAATATTTTTGGCGTTAAATTATCTTTATCACTCATTTTGTTATCCTTAACTAACTAATAAATTCTTCAACTAAATTGAAGAATTTAAATACTCTATTATTTATGCTAATTTCGGTATCAGCGGAAATACCTGCAGCTTCACTAAATAATTCTTTATCGCCAGTCTTTACTGCATCACGTAATGTAGTTGCAGAACTTAGTCTAGGAGTTTCTTCTTGAATAATAGAATCAAATTTAAAATATCCATGAGTACTTTTAACACCATTATATTTTTCTAATGAATTAGCCAACCAATCTTCATCAGTACATACTTTTAATTGAATATGCTCACCAAATGTTTCATAGATCTTAGATGCCAATGTGAACAGATTTTGTTCAGGTATGATATGGTCAGCTACATTAGGTAATATAGTTTCCATTACTTTTAATTTTACATCAAACGGTAATGGATCTTTAGGTCCAATAGTATTAGGATTAGTGCCAATAAAGAATTGGTCAGATTGTGCTGCAATCTTCCAAGATTCTCTATGGCCTTTATGAGGGGGATTGTATCTACCAAAACAAATTCCTATGGTGTCCATTTATGCCTCGGTACTAGTTTAATATGTCCAAATTGTTTGTTATCATCAGAATACCGTACCCATCCTTCTGGATTATATGCTTTAACATCACAATCATGATTTTCAAGTTCTTCGATAATTTGATTTTTGATATCACGTATAGTATATATTAATCTAAACGTATCATTATACGCTTCATAATTAGAGTGTATTCTACTCATAATTTTAGACAGTTGAAATCCACTGATCCTAAATTGTCCATTACTTAACCAACCATAAAATGATACAAGTAGATCATATTTCATTTTAGCATTAAAATACTTGTAGATATACTCACGAAATTCACTGACACCGGTGATAGGTTTTAAAAATTTATCAAGATGATCACACAATGAATTTATTTTATCTATAGTGTCTTCTGTTAATCGATATTGTATATCAACTTTAGAATAATATGGATTAAGAATTATTACTTCATCGGTTATATTGAATATATCAAAATTATCCAATGGAAGTTGTTGATCATCTTTCAATCCAAATGCATTAAAGTATGCATGTCCTGCTAATAGAATATTAGAGTTTTCTATTCGTTTTCCTAGTGCAGTATCTTTATTAACTGTATAACCGGTATGATTAGGATAGAAATTATATTCGTTATTAGCTAACGGTGGTTTATTCCAATATAAAAGATCAGCATAGACAAATCCAACGAAGTCTTTTGGTGTGGCGGCATCTAATAATGGAAATAACTTGCCAAACTTGATAGCATGTTCCTTACGTTGGTCTGATACATTTATACGATCTTTACCAGACTGATTAACTATAAAGTCATATAGTTCTTCTGGCGAAGTAGATTTACTACCTCGTGCCCAGCCGTTATGCCCAGTCATAATGAGTGGTCCATTTACAGTTTCTCTCCCCCAATATATTTGTAGGCCACCATCCCATTTCATTCTAACTGAGCTAGAATCATTACAAATTTCTTGGATATGTTGAATAGCTTCTTTTACACCATCAGACCCATAGAAGAAAACTAAATCTTCTAAGTGATTAAACGCTCTTCCGAGTTTTTTCATTGGAAATATGTTTGTTTTATGTGTTGATATTTAATAGGGTTATGTTTTACTGCTTCTAATAATCTAGATGGAGAACGCATATCATATTCAGTTGCATTAGGGCTGATAATAATTTTAGCAATTTCATCCGGGTTTTTAGTTATTAGTTCTCTAGTATTACGATAGAGTAAACCACCAAATGGGCTAATCATAAAATTATCTGAGGTTAGATTAGCTAAATCACACCATATACTAACAATGGTTTTGCCTTTAACATCTGATGAATCATATACATGATCATGTAAATGTGCTATTGTACTAGCATCATTTACCGTTGTCAAATCTACTTGTACAATATCATTACCAAGCGGTATCCCGACATGTACATTAACTCCTGATCTAGTTGATTCTAACCCTTGATTAATGAAAAATTCTTGTAATAGTTTTCTGCTTTCTAATAGATTACCAGCTCGATGTGATGGTAGGATTGATAGTAGTTCATCAGCATCGATGAAGAAGTCTACATCTCCGCTGATTTCTTTTTTTCCGGCACTACCAAATGGATATATTGTTAACCCTGTTGGTAATATTGATTGGATGTTAGTTAATAATTGTTGATAATCTTGTTTTTTTATTGGTTTAGCACTTTTAATTGCATTTCCACTCATTTATACCGACCATCATTGATATGTTGACAGATCTCTTCTTGTAATTTATCACATGTTTCTTTGATTATTTTCTCATCTAACTCATGTGGTAATTCTCGAATTGAATATTCTTTCGTGTACATTTTATAACATTCACGAATTGCTTTTTCAAACATTGAAGATTTAGGTCGTTTTTTTGACTCGATGATATCAATACATTTTGCTATAATTGGATACAGATGACGGCGGTATGCTTCATCATCGTTATTCATGTAAAACATAAGGTCTTCAGTTAAATCATAATTCAACTCACGTTTACCATCATCACCGACTTCTTTAACAAAGTCTAAATCTTTAAAGTTTTTTCCTTCTAATAATTCTATAATACGCATATTTAAGCCCAGTTAATAATAAGTATTTATCGATTAACTGGGCTATCATGATTAATCGATGACTATTGGGTCATCAATTGCCACTGATTCTTGGTTTTTAACTACCTTTGGTTTAGAAGTCAAGACAATTTTATCATCTGCGATTGCAATAGTCAATGTACCACCGTGTTTTAAATCACCGAATAGCATCAATTTAGCTAAATCACGTTTAATTTCTTTATCAATTACACGTTGTAATGGTCTAGCACCCATTTTAGGATCAAACCCTTTTTCAATCAACCAATTAACGGCATCTTTAGTGATTTTAATACGGATTGATTTATCTTTAACCTGTGTACGTAATTCATCAATAAATTTATTAACAACCAGTGTCATTGCATCTTTACCAAGCTTATTAAATGTAATAATACCATCTAATCGATTACGGAATTCTGGTGATAAGAATTTTTTCAAATCGGCATCAGAATAATCTTTTTCTTGCTTACCAAACCCTATTGCATTTTTTTCTGCAGATTGAGCACCAGCATTGGTTGTTAAGATTAATACGACATTTCTACAATCTGCCCGTTTACCATTCGAACCGGTGATGAATCCATTGTCCATTACTTGTAATAAGACAGTTGCGACATCTGGATGTGCTTTTTCAATTTCATCCAATAACAGTACAGCATTTGGATTTTCTTGAATTTGTGTAATCAATAAGCCTGCATTTTCTTCAAATCCAACATAACCTGGAGGTGAACCGATCAGTTTACTGATGCTATGTTTTTCTTGATATTCTGACATATCAAATCTTAATAACTTAGAACCAAGGTGCTTAGCCAATGCTTTAGCGGTTTCAGTTTTGCCACAACCAGTTGGGCCCATGAATACAAATGAACCAATAGGTTTATTTTCTGGTTTTAATCCAGCTTGTGCCACCATTATTTTATCAACAACTTCGGTTAATGCTGCATCTTGTCCATAAACTTCTGCTTCTAATTTTTCTTGTAATGATGCAATATTATTGCTTTCAGTTTCCATGATCTGTTCTTCTGGAAGATTGATCATTTTAGCAAGTTCGAATTGAATTTCACGTTCCGCAACAATACGTTCATCAGCTAGTTTCAAGTTAAAACGAGAACATGCTACGTCAATAAGATCAATCGCTTTATCTGGAAGTTTTTTATCAGCTTGATATTTTACTGATAATTTGACTGCTGCTTGCAATGCATCTTCTTTGATTTTAACATCATGATGTTTTTCGTAGTATTTTTTCAAACCTTTCAAGATTTTCAATGTCATTTCTTGAGTTGGTTCATCTACGGTAATACGTTGAAATCTACGCATTAAGGCACGATCTTTTTCGAAGTGTTTGCGGTATTCATCCCAAGTAGTAGATGCAATAACTTTGATATTACCTTTACTTAATGCAGGTTTCATCATATTGGCTAAGTCATTGGCTGAATTATTACCTGCGCCAGCCCCACTGATCATATGAGCTTCATCGATGAAAAGGACAGTCTTTCCTTTCTTTTCAAGACCTTTTAAAACTTGTTTAAAACGTTCTTCAAAATCACCACGATATTTAGAACCCGCCAACATTGCAGAAATATCAAGATTATATACAGTATAATCTTTTAAGAAGTCTGGTACTCCACCTTTAGTGATGTTGTATGCCAACCCTTCTGCAATTGCTGTTTTACCAACCCCTGGATCACCAACTAAGATTACATTATTTTTAGAACGACGACCTAATGCTAATGCAATGTTTTCAAGTTCATCAACTCGACCGATAACTGGATCGATTTTACCATTCGTAACTTCTTCATTCAAGTTGGTTGTATAGGCTTGTAATGCTTTTGTTGAACGCGGGTCACTATCTGAAGGTGGTGTGTTTTCTTCATCAGAATCACTGTTCATATTCAAATAATCAGCAAATTTATCTTTTTCAATACCAGCTTGTGAAATGTAATAAAATGCCCAACTGCGTTTTTCATTTAACATCATTAAAAAAGCATCTGTAATTTCAACTTTCTGCCGGTTGTTGAAAATAACTTGCGTGAATGATTTATTTAATAACCGTTCAAATGCTGCGGTTTTCTTTGGTTGTGACACCATATCAGATACAGTAATATCTTTACATTTATTATTCAAATGATCTAATACTGCACCTTTAAGTTTAGATGCATTAGAGCCATATGCATTAATAGTATCACTAAATGCAGTGTTAGTTAGCATTGCATATAATACATGCTCTATAGTTATATATTCATGATGAAGTTTTTTTGCGGCATCGGATGCTTTAGAAAGTACTTCTTCAAAATCAGAGCTTGGTTCTACCATTTTATTTTCCTATTGTTGTTGATTATTAATATCTTTCAATATTTCTTTCAGTTTATTAGTTAACACTGGATTCGATATAGCCGGTGTTTTAATTTTAATTACAGATATGAATCTACCACGTTGACCAGTCCGTATATTTTTAAATCCACCATGTTGTTTAGCGTATTCAACTCCAGTTTCTACCCCTGCTCTTATATCTAAGAACATTGTTTCACCTGTTATTGACTTTACTTCCTTTCTACATCCAATCATTGCTTCAATTGGGTTGATTTCAACTGTAGTATATAGGTCATTTCCAATTCTGTCAAATTTATCGTCTTTATCAACGAAAATGGTAACATGTAAATCACCGCGTTGAATATGCGGGAAGGAATCGTCACCTAACCCTCTATACTTAATAGTATCACCATGTTCAACCCCTGCAGGAACATCAATTACTACAGTTTGTGGTTTACCACTTGGTAATGTATATTTGGCTTCTAATTGCTTGCCAGTATATGAATCGGTAAATGAGACTTTACAATTTAAGTTTAAATCACGATTTCGATTCATATGTCTTCTACCAAAGATATCACCGAATGGATTATTGCCACCAAAATGATGTCCAAAAATGTCATTAAAATCGAAGTCATGTTGATAATGTTGTGACCGTCCTCCAAATGCAAGCATTTGGTCATATTCTTCACGTTTTTGAGCATCACCAATTGTATCGTATGCAACGGAAATCTCTTTGAATTTTGATTCGTTTCCGCCTTTATCAGGGTGGTGTTTATTGGCTAGTTTTTTATAAGCTTTTTTAATTTCTTCTTGAGTGGCATTTTTATCAACGCCTAATGTTGTATAGTGGTCAGTCATAATAAAAACAGGTTATGTAAAAAAATAATATTTATTATATCATTTAAAACATAACCTGTCAATCTTTATTACTTATTTTTTTGCGTCTGGGATTTTTGTCCCTTCATATTTTCTGTGTTTTTTCTTAGCCGGTTTTTCATCAGCTTTCTTTTCTTCTACTTTCTTTTCTTCTACTTTCTTTTCAACTACTGGTACGCAAGCATGTTCAGCAAATACTGGTGATGCAATTGAAAGAGCGATTAATAGTGCTAATACTTTCATATTTTCTCCTTATAAAATTGGATCTTCTGGTTGTGGAACTAACTTACCAAATTTACTTTCCCCTACTGGTTGAGGAGCAAATCCTTGAACTGGTGAAGGAGGGAAACCCGGTGGTGCTCCAAATGCAGGTTGAACTGGCATAGGTGCTGGTGCTACTTGTACTTGTGCAGGTTGTTGAGGAATAAAATTGCTCAAACTTGGTAATGATGGTGCTTCCACACCATTAATTTTTTCTTGGGTTCTACCATGTGCTGTAATACCTAATACAACACCCATTGCAATATGATACAATCCACCGCCTTGCAAAGTCAATGGTTGCCACATATCTAAATGTTGCCCTGGATTATAGTATTGTAATATATTATAAAGGATTGGTCCAACGATAAAATCAAACAAACATGTTAACATGTAAGTGATTGCCATCATAGGTCTCCAATTTTTTGACATAAAGTCTTCGCCAGCCTTTTCTGCTGCAGTCATATCGTTATAGCTTTCTCTTGACATTATCACTCCTTAAATTTTGTCATAAATATTTTTTTGTGTTTTATACCAATATTGCCATGCTTGTAACTTTTCACGAATCTCATAATAAGTCCCATAATTTTCATTGATATTTTCCAACAAATCACTTAGTTGGTGTTTATCAGCAGCTAATGGTTTCAATGCTGGGGCCGGTATTAATAACACATCTGGTGCTTCTGGGAATTTAACAGTAACTGGTACTGCTGTAGAACATCCAGATAGCCCTAGTAACAGTATAATCACAAACTTATTCATTAGATCCACCGGTTGCAGCGGTATTATAAACATCAATTGCAATATCAGGGATTTTACATTCAGCATTTATAATTTCCTTTTCTTTTTGAATTTTTATTTGATTAACTATTACCTTTTCTTTTACCACTTTAATTTTTTCAACTACCTTTTCTTGAATGATGACATTTGCTTCGTGTGATTGAGCTTCCGCGATAGCAACTTTTGCTTCTACTTCTTTAACTCTAGCTCTCCAAATCATCTCAGTTGAATAGCTGCCTTCCAAGTAAATGCCAGAAACTAATAATAAAATAGATAAAACTTTAATTGGGATACGGTATTGAATTATCCCTGGAATATGTTTAATGAACATATCTAGCACTGTACCAGCGATACCTAACAATAGAATGATATGAACAACCATTGTTAAGAAACTATCTGGTAACAAGTGTAAGATAATCATTTTATACGCTCTTTTATCTTTATGCAATTATCGCCGTGCCATCTAGAAAAATTCCGATAGTCCACATGTTTGTTACAATGATGACATTGTAATTTAGGTTTACTAAAAAATATATCGTTTAATTTCTGTAAATGTTCCGGTGATTTCTTAACTCCTGATAATGCCGTACTAATTTTCAACCCAACTACTGGGTTTTTGGATGGGTTATTCTCCCCAGTCATCCACTCGCGCTTACTTAATTTCTTACCTTTATTTATATTAACTTTTCCTTTGTTAGGACTTCCATTGATCCTACTCCAGTTTTTGTCACCTGTCTGGGTTTCTATAAATGCAATCTTAGCTTTCTCAAATTGTACCGACGTAAACTTTCTTTCTTGTTTATTATTACTGCTTTTAGCCATCTTGTGAAAAGCAAGGGCACTTTGGCGGTCCCTATAATGTTTCCATAGTAAAAAATGAGCAATAAAATGTTCTTTTGCTGTTAGTAAAATGCGATTATCTTTATTATCTGAACCACCTAACCATTTGGGTATAATGTGATGGCTTTCATAATAAATTCCTTCACCCTTTTTACGTAAAAGATTTTTACGGGTTGTAATTAACTTATTATATTGTTCTTGGTAATTCATTATGAGCTCAGTACTTTCATTGCGTGATTATAGTGGTCTTTTCTATCAGAAAGGCCAATGGTACCCCCATTAATACGTTTTGTTAATGTTAATATATCGCCTTGATCTGCCCATCTGTTAAGATTGTTTTCTTCCCAATACCAACATGCTGATTGAATAGCTCCTTCAAATGTAGATAGATATTCTGGTATTTCTTCTACCGGAGTTTCGATTGATTCTGCAAATTTTATATAATTAGATTTACCAGTCAATTGAATCAGACCACGACCACAATATCTAAAACCATCTCCACTGGCTTCAGGGCCATTACCCATTCTACCACCATAAACACGATTAGCAATTGCTGCTTGGTTATGAGCATATTTTGTTGCCAATGCATCAGTTGGGAAGTATTTTGGAAAAACTTTTCTTAACGATGTTGCACGATAATTTAAATTTTCTTTTAAAAATCTATAATTACCACTTTCATGTGCGGTTTGCGCCAAGAATGCAGCTACTCTTGGAATGGTATCAATATCATAATCTGGTAAAATCATTTCTAATGCATTAAACCAATAATCAATATATGGATTTCCAGGAATTATCTTCGCTAAGTGTTCTTTTTTAAAATCAAATTTAAATGACATTATTTCTTCTCCAATGCTACAGCCCATCCGCTGTTTTCAAATATAAATGTATTCCCTACTTTAGTAATATTATAATTACCGATGTATTTGGTATAGAACATAACTTCAGCGATATCTTTACTTTCTAAAAGAATTGGACCAGGAATAGCATTGTACACAGATTGTTTATTTCCACTTTTAATTACATTAAATGAAATAGGATCACTCCATATTTTTTTAAAAGTGATAGTTTCATTTACTACCGCTATTTCATCCGACGAACTATTTGAGAAGAAATTATCATAATTATCTAAACTATTTTTTTTTGTCGCCAACTCATATGCTTCTTTATTCGCTGGGATTATTTTTCTTAAATTTTCTAATGTAGTATCATGACTTTCAAAATTTTTAAAATATCTAAATCTCATGTCTGGTATACCAGTAAGTCGTTCAATGCCATTTAATAGTTCAAGAATTTGTTCTGCTATATGTCTACTTCGTTCTAGTTCAACGAATACTTTATATGTTCCATCATCGGTTTCACCTGGACTGACATCGGCATCCAAAACGAAATCGTACCCCATCTCAACAAAATTTTCTAAATCCTTGGCTGGATCTTCACTATCTACTGTGAAACTTAATACAACAACATCAAAATCATCACCAATTTTACTTTTATATGAATCAACATCGAACACTTTTTTTACTAAATTTTGAAGATCATTTGGTCTTAAACTTTCTGTAATATATGACATATTATATCCCCGGTGCTTGTGGTGCAGCATTAGGCATTGGTGATGCACCACCCGCGCCAGCTACTGGTGCCGGTGCTACTGGTGCAGGTGCAGGTGCTGGCCCAGCGGCTTCTGCTGGTTTTGATGAACCATAATTATTTTCATTTTTCATTTTGTCCATATAACCTTTATACATATCGAATGCTACTTTTTTAGGCATTTGTATTTCAACTATCCAAATAGGTTTCCTATCGAGTTTACCTTTTTTTGTTCCAGGTCTGATGTCTTCTGGTGTTTTAATTTCCCTAGGTTCAATTAAATGAGATTTTTGATATTTCACTTTACAACCTAAATCAGTCAACCGTTTACCACCAGATGGGTCAGGCATATTTTTGTGAGGCCACATAAAGCCAGCCGTAATCCAATGTCTATCAATTTTTGGTCCATATGCTAATTCCCCATCAATCCAATTGTCATAAACATATAAATCTAACTCATCTAATACTCGTTCAAAATCTTTAAGAGCTGCCAAGCTCGAATTGTTTTCATATAAAAATTGAACATTTTTTATAATATCTAATACATCATGATGCATATTTAAATCCTATTTTTCTATCTTTATTTAGCCTTAATAAAACGATAGTTAGGTGTTTAGTTTTATTAAAAAAGGTAAATACTTATGTAGGACCTATGTAGTTATCATGGCGGTCACTACACGTCCTATTTCTCAATACAAGTAGGAGATTACTGAATGAATAGAAAACAAATGAAAAAACGTTTTACATCAGAAGTTAACATAATAGATTTTCAACCATACATGCCACAAAAGCGTAGACAAGTCACGCTATCCCCAAGAAATAAAAGCCAAAAAGAATACCTAAGAAAATTACAAGATGAAACCAATAGCATTGTATTTGCTATCGGTCCAGCTGGTACAGGTAAAACTATGTTGGCAGTTCAAAATGGAATTAAGTTATTTCAAGAAGGCAAAATTGAAAAAATCGTTGTGACAAGACCCGCCGTTTCTGTAGACGAAGATTTAGGATTTTTACCAGGTACATTGGAGGAAAAGATGGCACCATGGACTAGACCTATTTTTGATGTCTTTTCAGAATATTATCAAAAAAGAGACATTACAAAATATTTAGAGGAAGGTGTTATCGAGATAAGCCCACTAGCGTACATGCGCGGAAGAACTTTTAAGAATGCTTATATTGTTGCTGATGAAGTTCAAGGAACAACCATTAATCAAATGAAAATGCTATTAACAAGGGTAGGTGATGGTTCTAAGATGGTTGTCACTGGAGATCTTAACCAAGCAGACCGTCTTGGTGAAAATGGTCTAGATGATTTTATAACTAGACTTTCCAATCATGATTGTAAACTAATAGACCTTATCAGATTTGACCATACTGATATTGAACGTCACCCAGTAATTAAAGAAGTATTAGCAATATATGGAGATTGCATAGATTAATGTGTACAATTGACCGGGATACCATACGTATTAATTGTGTCCCGGTCAATATATATTTTCTTTTTTAATGTGTTACAATATAATAATATTTTACCGGTTTTACAAAGTGCTAAATTGTGATATTTGCCAGGTAATAAATGTGGGTTGTTAGGCTTGGATTGTAATATCGTTTGTATGTTCATTTAGTATTTAGCTGAATAACACAAAATGCAACAGTAAGTCAAATGAAAATGTTATTAACTAGAATTGGCGAAGGATCACAAATGGTTGTAACAGGAGATTTGACCCAAGCGGACAGGTTAAATGATAATGGTTTAATCGACTTTTGTAGATTGCTTGCAGAGAAGCCAGAATTAAAACATATCGATGTTGCTG